ATCTATGGCTTGCTGTTGTGCTGCCTCATTTACCCGACTGGTGTAGTTCTGGGCATCCTGGAAATATCGATTGTTGAGCGAGAAGGTCTCGCCCATGCTGTTGCCTACATCGACTTCTCCAGCGTATTGTACTTTTGGTTTACTAAATAATCCCATTGGTCAGTCTCTCCTTAGTATCCCAACTTTCGCATCAAGAATGCGGTGTAGGATGGTTGTCGATTTTCGTGAGCATCTCCGCTTCCGGTAGAGTCGGTTGTTTTTGTATGAGGATTTAGAGTAGTAGATGAGGATTTAATGACAGTTCCATCCGCAGATCCATTATTTCCATCAATTGCAAAATCATGAGTGTGGGCAGGCATCTCTGCTTCTGTTAATGTATGGTCACGAGACCCGAAGGTATTACCAGCAGTGAGATAATCAGAATCGGAATCTCCACTTACTGTACCAACCAGTACCGCCCCCTCTGCATCAGTCGCATACTCCCATCCTGGATTCAGGGTCTCCGCACGAGCTTTACCTGTAGCAAACCCTGCGTATGTGCCAGAATCGATGTACACATACTTCATGTCTCCTGGAGATCCATCCTGAGTAACCCACGCCGATCCTGTGTACACTAGCATGACGTTAATATCTGTATCCCAGTAGACTTCACCTGCAACGGCATCACTTGGTCGATTATTTGTCGTTCCAGAATCCGTTTGACTAAATATTCTCCATTCCGTCCCCGTGTAAGTATAAAGGCCCAGTGGTCTTCCTGAAATAGAGTGTGTCTTCACCCAGAGGTCATTCGCACTTGCTCCAGTCGGTGCCGTAGGCTGGACCAGGATACTTCTTACAGTATCACTATCTGGGTCATCGGAATTGGTATCGATCTCCGTGTAAGTGCGGATCTGAGTAAGCAACGCATCCAATGCAGTAGGTGCTGGATCGCTGGATGGTGTCCCTTTTTGTGTGAGTGCGTACTTGGGCATTTTACGGTAGAGTGATTGGAGTGAGTTGTTCGGCAAAGACGCTCTCTGCCAGTGGTTTCAAATAGGCTTGCAGGTAGTCGATCTTACAGCGTCCCGTCCATGTTACACGAAACTGGAAGCTGTAGCCGGAAATTTTATCTCCTGGAGGTGTCGGTAGGGTGTACCGGGATAGATAATCCTGGTTACCAGAGTAGGTGACTGCAAGGGTGTGCCAGGTCCGCCAATCTTGTTCTCCGCCGAGACGATATTCAAAAACCAGTGACAGATTCTCCTGGATTTGGGAAAGCCAAGCATCCAAACGCCCCAAAGTTTTCAATCCCATAGGATCTCCAGCATTCATTTCACGAGTGACCAGAATCTGCTCTAGTCCAGTCTCTCCATCAAACGTGCCTTCATCTTTCTGGAGTTCCCAGAGTTCATCTCCAGTCGGAGTGCTTACTACGGAGTAAGCAATGCCATCCACATCGAAGATTTGATAAAAATAGTGGTCATCGGGCAAGTCCCAGAACCCATCAAATGACATTCCTGACTTCTGACCCAGTCGGTTGATCGATTCAAAGTTGATGGATACGGCACCTTCGTACAACCACTGGTGATTCTGGACCCTTGGATTGACCAAGGTAATAAATCGATCTCCAGCATGTACTGAAGAATTATGTTGTAATCCCCACGCATAGAATCTCTCTGGGATTTCCTGGTGGAGCCCACCGTAACCGGGAGACTGCTGTTCACCCACTGCCATTCTCAGTGATCGCAGACCATTGGTTGACCGGAAATAGAGGTCGTTATTGACTGTCGCGAACGATTCCGGACCTGCTACTCCAATCCCTGGGAGTATCGGTCTCAGGAAACCGTCAACAGTAGACCAGAGGTCACGGTCTGTAATTTCGGTGCGTAGAGAATATGTGTTCCGACTTGTACCAATGACCATTGACCCCTGGCCAGAAGCTGTATCCATGATCGGAATCTCATGCAGTGCAGTCACTTCATCAGGGAATGCGAAAGAGCCACCTCCGAGAAGATAACCCGTTTCGGTAAATTTTAATGCGGTACTGGCATCGCCGTTCTGGAGGATATCCCCGACCTGGAGGGTCTTGCGTTGCCCAGAGGACACAAGGTGAAGGCGACCATTGGCAAATCGCATAGCGGTCCCTACAGGCACCGTGGTGAGGTTATCCCATGTACTGCCATCATACTGGATTGGTTGCTTCTGGCCATCCTGAATCACCAGTGTCCCAGCAACGTCTTCAAACCAGGTTTTCTCCCTCAATGGATTTGCATCCAAGGGGATGTCAATGGTGAGTGCTTCGGTAAAGTCTACCCAACTACTTCCATTGTAAATGAAGAGTCCGGGAATATCCCAGTCGTAGTAAATTGAGTTTTCGGGAAAAGATCGTGCGGTGGTCGTTGTGATGCTCGATTCGACATCTCCACCATTGATGGTGTAGGCTGAGAACTTGTCGCCTTTCAAATCTCCAGTGAGGGTCAATGTGCCATCACCCGCTGATGCGTCTGCAGTCACGATTCCGCTTAGGGTTGGATCCCCATTGATTGCGGTTGCTAAATTTGTTGCGGTTGTTGCATGACTAGTCACCCAATCCACGGCACCTGCTGTAATCTGGTTTCCATCAATATAGACATCAATCGTGTTTACACCTGGGGAATTAGTCCCGTCAGAAATGGTGATGGTATCCACTTGAGCAACCGCAGAAACAGGAGAACCTGGACGTCCAGCAGTGTCACCCTGAGGGATTGCTTCATTTGGTAGATAGAAATGGTAGTTCGGAGTCGTGGTCTCTACTGTCGCGGTAAGAGTGTTTGATACAGTCGTGATAAACCCTCGCCCAGCGACTTCCGATGTCAGAACAATCTCGCCTGTTCCTCCTCCAGTAGACACAGCATCTGCAATATCTTCAATTCCTGAAACCGCACCATTGATCGCAGTTTCGATATCAGTGCAAGTCGTATCCAAATTAGTGTTCCACGCCACTGTCACTGACTCATCAATAACAGTACCTTCTACAGTCGCCACAATATTGACTGTAATTGATCCCGATGACCCAGTTACCGTAATTGTATCCACTTGGGCGGTAGGAACCTCCCAGACGGTCACATTGGGCTTGTAGACCTCATTAAATACACAAGGTGGATCCACGGATGCTCCAGTTGCCTCGTCCAGCCTGTAGAGTCTACCATTTGCCCTCAGAATGATTTGGTCCTGGGATTTGAAGTGGGTGATCCCCTGGAAGTAGAGTTCATTCTCGGGATCGGTAGGAAGGTCTGCCTTCTTCACCCAACGTGGACGACTACGCACCCGGCCACCACGATTTGTGATGTTCTTGGAATCGGCATACTGGGTCGGGTCGATGAACTCTGCGTCATCGCCACTATTGTGACCTCCGACTGCCAGTGCGAATCGATCTGTAATCCAATCTCTCCGTGCTACCGCCATTACAAATGCTGAATGTCTCCAAATCCAGAGACAATATCAATTCGGGGTTGTTGGTTATGTGGATGATATCTCTCGTTCTCACTCTTAAGAGCCGCGACAGACCGAGCCAAGAGAGCATCAGCTTCGTCGATCATTCCTGCATTCTCTTTAGTGAGTGCCATGAGCATCAATCGAAGAGCTGGGACATTTGTAATGATCATCGGAGTGGTGTCATCCGTGATCGGGATAATCCGTCTCCGGGCCACCACATTGACCACCTCGTCAAAGTCACTGGCACCGACCTGATACGCCCTGAGTGATGCAGATGGCCAATAACCGGAGAATCTACCGCCGAAGTATTCAACCCCATCCTCGTCCTCATAAACGAGTTCAAATGGCTTTCCTGCTGCAGCACGTTCTACCCGCTGAATGTCGTAGTATTTTTTCGCAGTTGGGGTCGGTTCCGCATCACGGGAGGTCGGCGTGATGCTCACCGATTCGTGGTCTGCATAAATTGTGATCGCGGAGGACTCTTCGGAGTATGCCTTTATCGTCATTCCCTGAGGGTGACGATACACCGCCGTCTCTCCACGATCTTCACAGGTAAGAGTGGGGTAATTACCTGGAATCTGGTTCTGAGGTAGTAGAGTGAACCAGGAGTCCGTGATCTTCAGAGATCCAACGTCAGATCGACAGACACTGTAAATTGTTTCAAATTCATCTGGAAGAACGAGGATCCCGTCATGCACCTGGACTGACATTCGTCGCTCCAGAATGTGGGGCCAATTGCCTTCCATCAGGAGACGTTCCTGGGCGAGACCGACCAGGCTTTTCAGTCGGGTATCATCCACAGTGAATCCGGTCTCAGCAGCAACACTGGCGAGTTCGGTCTTAACATCTCCAAATCTGCGTAGCATGATTAGTTCCCGGTTGTACTGGTTGCTCCTACGCCTGCTGGTCGCTTCAGATCTTTGAAAGATACTGAGAGATTACCAAGAAAGCGATTAGTATGCTGAACATCAAGGGAATCGATAATATGTTGCCCATTTTCAAATCTTGCTCCTTTTGCGGTCACACTACCAGAACTGGCATTACCTGCACGATTGTAGGAAAATTCCCCAAACTCATGCCTAGGGATAGAATCAACTGCCTGGTCGATGGTATTCATCACGCAGCCTTGAAACAATAGTGGAAACAGAATTAGCTTTTTCATAATATTGATTGGATTGGATCTTTTATAGTGTAGCGAATTTCGGAGTGTTCATCATCGAACCAGAGATCTGACTCTTCTACTCCTCGAATCCTGGCATACCTCTTGAGTGCCTCTTTTTTGAGTTCCTCTTTCACTTTGGTTTTGTAGCCAAAAAGAGTTCCGGCACGGACTCCCAGGTAGACGATATAAGATCTGACCACCCATGCTGCCTCTGCGGTCACCGCATCTCGCAGGAAACCGTCAGTGGTGGCGTTTCCTGTGGATAATTTAACTCGGAGATCATCATGAAGCATGCCTGCTAAATAGAAATCCTCTGGTTTCATGTACGCACGAACCAATGCACCCAGAAATCCACCGATCAAACCAGCGGCATCTGGGGCGTAATAGCCAAAAAGAGATGTCAACCATGCGAGGATCGCCATGATCCCCGCACACGCCACATATCCAGGCATGCTTGGGCCATCGGTCATTTTCCCTGGAGGCACTAACCAAATCTGTACGTCTGCGGGAAGTTTGTTTCGGAAGGCTTCATATGCCCCTGGTTGACTCCATTTCTGGAGGTAGTCAGAGACCAGTTCCTTAGGCACAGGTGTCCCTGCATATTGAAACAATAAAGGCTCGGTGGTGACCGAGAATTTGGAGTTCAGGATGCCAATTCGGGCTGGGTCGTTAAGAAATTGTGCCATCGGTTGTTCCTTCCATTGGATTCTTAATCACTGTCCTCTCTGAGCCTTCACGTAGTCACGAATGTAGTGAACGTCTGTAGATAATGCTTCCATTGTGGTTGCTAACCTTTGGCTTATCTCGGCTTGCTTTTCATGCAACTGAAACAGTTTATCGCTATTGCCTCGCAAGTCTACAATCTGGTTCTTTTGCAACACAGTTTCTTGTTCTAGTTCGCCTATTCGTTCAAACATTTTCTCCCTTGATTTCTGCGATGAATCCGCTCGTTGCGTCAATCCAACTACTTTTGTTTTTAATTCGCCATAAGCCATGACTGCACCACCAATAACGGCACATGCACTAACTCCTGCGAACACTAAATTTGCATCGACTTCCATTACTGTAAATCTATCGGTTCCCTGTAAAGTTCATGTTCAGGATCTTGTGCGGCTGCCTTGATCTGGGTATGGGACATATCCTCCCCTGACTTAGATCCCCAAAGAAATGTTGGCTTACTGTCCTCCCACTTCACCACGTAAGGGGCTTGGCCGTCACCGAACCAAGAAATATTGCCTCGATTCTGATTACCCACTAAAGAAGCAAGCTCGTCGTCATCAAT